TACCCTCTGCCGTCTTCACAGTCGTCTGCGTGAGATACTGCATCTCATCATTTGCAGGACGTCCGTCTTTTTTCTTGAGTTCCTCTACCAACTTTAGATAAGGAAGCCACTTGCCTGCGAGCACATTATTACATGATACACATCGGATTGGAATGATCATTTTTCTCTTTATTCTATACGATTGTCTATATCCATTTTCTACGGAACATACAATATGAACAAAAAAGATTTAGGAGGAGCTATCGCCCTCATTGGAGTTTTTGCCGTTACCCTTGCTGTTGGATCTCAATTTCCAGAAGGATTAGAAGCCCTGTTATTTTTAGGCCGCCCACTATCAACAGCTCTTCTGCTTGGCGGAATCGCTCTACTTTATTGCTACAAATACCAGGCAACTGCTCTTGTAGCAGGACTACTCTCGGTTTACCTGTTAAAAAATATGTGGTCAACGTGGCCTCGTTCTGATGAACGTCGTTTACATTTAGAAGTTGGTCGTGACCAAGCTCGCTTTGATCCTGCAACTAGCATCGATCTTCAGTTTGCGAATGGTACAGCAAAGCACGATCTACCTGTCCTCCTAGTAAAGCCATTCTTTCCCGAGATGTTAGTATTTCCTCCCTCATCTGAAACTCTTCATGAAATGAACGGAGAATAATTACCAGATAACAGAAAGTTCAGTAGTACTCCAATATTCGGATACTCCATTAGGCAGACGACGATGAATTACGAATGGTAGCTTCTGCTCCAAAATCTCCTTCTTTGCCAAATTGATTGGGAAATCAGGACTTGAAGCAATTAATCCTTCCAGACTTACCAAAGGCTTAGCTCCCTCTGCTAGTTGTTGTGCACGCGTTCCTAGCAGAGCTGTATACTCATATTTAGAATAGTATGGTAATGTTACTCGGTGACTTTTCTGCGACTCCTCAACAGCAATACGAGTCACTGATAAAACTTCAGGATGTAAAAGCTTTGATGATTCACGTAGATCCTCCATTTTGTACTATCTACAGGGAATCTATGTAAATATCCGTTTTCGTTATGAAAGAAAAACGGAAAATTTCAAACCTAATGAATTAAGCAGAAAAGAATGGGCAACAAGTTCATCACCGAAACCGGTGGCAAGGGATCATTGAAGACTCCTTCGCCACACCGGCGGGGTCTGTGCCTGTGTCAAAGCAAGCACGACTACTGGTGTATCGAGTATGTCTGTCTGATCAAAAAAGAAAAAGCCCTACCAAAGACTAAAAACTTCCGTGAAAAGCATAAGCCTAAAATGGCAGAGCTGATCAACAAGTTTTAAGTCAGCCAACTTTTTAAATAAAATGGTAGAGCTCCTAGAAGTGTTTGGCAATGATCTAACTGTAGTCAATGCTGCTCGTGTATCATTCGCCAAGGAATCTCGTGAGCTCACTCTGAGTGATGAGAAGTTGATTAGCTACCTTGCTAAGCATAACCATAACTCTCCATTTTTTCATCCCCAAATCCGCTTCAGACTTAAAATGCCTATCTTTGTAGCTCGTGAATGGTTTCGGCATCAGATTGGATTTGCTCGTAATGAAGTTTCACGCAGATACGTTGATTCCACTCCCGAATGTTGGTTTCCTTCTCAAGAAGATCTTCGTCAACGTGATAAGAACCTCAAGCAGGGTAGTAAAGATACACCAGTAGAATCAGCTCAAGAACTTGAAAAAATCATCAAAGATCATACGGAAGGCTGTGTAGCATTGTATACACATCTTATTGAACAGAACGTAGCACCAGAAGTAGCACGTTGTGTTCTACCACAAAGTATGATGACTGAATTTATTGAAACTGGGAGTCTGGCAGCATATGCTCGTCTGTACGGTCTTCGTAATGATCCACACGCACAGAAGGAAATTCGCGAATACGCTAAAAATGTTGGTGATTATATTGCATTGAAGTTTCCAGTTTCATGGAGAGCTCTTACACAGCACGAGCAGTCTGCTTCCACGTAGTATCGCAATTAGTACATTGGTACATCCATACCATGTTTTTAGAGTCGAGCTTAACACCAACTACATCAGCCTTCTTTCCATGCTTGGAAGGACAATCCTTGGTAGGACACATGATCTCAGTGAATCGAGGAAGAGTCGGGTCAAACTTCAAGTAAGGATTCAAGGCAAGGCGGTCTGATTTGTCTTCACGCAAGATATGCTCGTATACTACTGGACTATCGCGAGTCAGAGCTTCCGTATATTCACATTTGCGGCATGATAGTACCGCAAATTTATCACCATCTTCATTGGTTGATTCATCAATTGCATAAAGCATATTACGACAAGCAGGACAAAACTTCATTGTATTACTCTTCTTCTATTATCTTCGTGTAGATTCGTTTTCTCATTTTTTTGATAGAATAATAATGAACTGTAAGCCTGGAACAAAACTTACGATCGAAGATCATACAGAAGAAGTTCTTGCTCGTGCTACTGTTCTATCAAATGGAAGAGTTATGATATTTGGTGGTAAAGGATTAGGCAAAGTCATGAAACTTCAAGAATGGTATGATCTACACCAAGCTAAAGAAGCAGACCCGACACCAATAATTATCGAAGTAGAGCCAGATCCTGAACCTGTTCCAGAACCTCCTCTAACACCCAAAAAAAAGACCTGCCTTAGTGAATTATTAAAGCATATCAGACATGCACTGGGTCGTCATTAATCCAGAATGAACATTCAAACGACCACTTAAAAGAGCACCAATCACACGGCTATACGAACACAGTACAACTTTTACCGAATCAGCAACTGTCAACCCTTCCTTCATCATCAAGTTTGACACAGATAACGCCATCGTAGATACAAAAACAGCGAGCAATATAAGAGCAATTCTATGCATTTATATTACTTCACTTAAATGAATATTCTGCTTCTGCCAAGGTTATTGGCATCATCATACACGCCGAACGCATTGCATCCGCTGCCGCTTTGTTTCGAATGAGTACCGAACTAAGCAGCTGGGAGACTCGTACAAGCTCTGCATGTGTGCTCTCTAGCTGTTGGTTTAATCTATAATTTGCGTGGTAGAACTGGGTGAGCTGTACCTTTAAGGCGACATTCTCTGCAGGCAGGTCCGACATTGTTTTACTATCCCAATCAGTGTGACATCAAATCCATTTTTGTTCTGCATTAAAAACGGACGATCCTAATTTCTATATAAGAATATCAACAATGGAATTTACAACCAAATCGGTAGAACTGACAAAAGCCTTAACGAAGGCCGAAAAGAAAGATAATGGTATTTTCTTTACACCTAAAACAGCAAGAGTTCGGATATTTGAACTTCTGAAAAAACATCATATCAGACCTAAAAGCATTCTAGAACCATCTTTTGGTAGTGGAGAATTTCTTGAAGATTTGTACTCAGTATATCCAAAATCAGCTATTTATGGAGTAGAAAAATGTAAAGCACTTTATGATTCTGTAAATTATCCTAACTTGCAAAATATTGATTTTATGGATTATGAAGGCAAGCATAATCTAATTATTGGGAATCCACCATTTGTCGTCATTCCACAAACTGAAGAAACAAAGCAGTGCCAAACTTCACGACCAAACTTATTTGTTCAATTTATCTGGAATTCAATAACTAAACATCTCAAGCCAGGAGGTTACCTTGCTTTTGTTCTTCCAACGGCATTCTACAACTGCTCCTATTACGAAAAAATGCGCAAATATCTATTTGAAAATACAACTATTCTTGAACTTGAATCTCTCGACGGAAAGTACCTCGAAACACAACAAGATACATTCCTTCTACTGCTCAAGAATGAAAAAAGTGACAATACAAAATTTGTGATAATAAACGATAACCACTACCTAACTCCACACTGGAAAGAACTAAAAGAATTGCTCACTGGTTCTACTACTCTGAAAAATTTGAGATTTACTGTAAAAACTGGCGAAGTTGTATGGAACCAAGAAAAAGATAAACTGGCAAGTGAAGGAACTCTTCTTCTGTATAGCTCAAATTTCAAGAATGGAAAAGTTGAATTCCCAGAAATGACAGGAGAAAAAAAACAGTACATCAACGGTTTCAAAAAGCCAGCTCTATCTGGTAAATCTATTCTGATCAATCGTGGGTATGGCAATAGCTATTCATTAGATTGTGTCCTTGTAGATTATCCAGCATACTATGCTGAAAATCATGTAAATGTTATTAGGGGAGCGGAAGCAGACATAGATAAGGTTCTTACAAGCCTCAAAAGTAAAAAGACTGAACTATTTATTCAATACTTTGTTGGGAATGGTGCTCTTTCTAAAACAGAAATTGAGTGCTGCCTTCCTATCTGGCCAGCTTGATCTGCCAAGCAGGATAAAGTATCCCCTTGTGATTCTTCCAGCGCAGTAACATATGATGCTTTGCTGTTCCTTTTGAATTTACAATAATAGTATTACCATTTTTAATGGAATCAACGCCAGTAACCTTCATCTCATCTTCCGTAAATTTATCCAAATGAAAGTCCATACCATCCCATAGAAGGTACTGCTTTGTCTGAGTCCGTTCGATCTCATAGTTAAGCATCGGTAAACTCAACATAGCAGAGTATTTCTCCAAATATCCACTTATAGATTCATTAACCATTTTTGATTTTTTATCCTTAATTTCGGCTTCTCTGGCCTTTAATTTCTCAAAGAAAGGAAACTTGCTATAATTATTTTGGTAAACAAACTTCATATAGGTATCCTTATTAGGAATCTCAAGTTCAGCAAGTTCACAGAGCTTTTCAATGTACTCATCGTAAAAGAACTCTGCATACGAATGGTATGGCATAAAACCAACATTTTCTGATAGATTCACATATTGTGGGTTATCACAAATTGATTTAGAATTGTGCTTAAATTCAATATTTTCTGTATGAACAGCTACACGATCTTTCATGTAAGTAATTTTGAAATCATAATTAAACTTTCGACCAGCCTTCTTCTTTACGACTAAGTCATCAAACGGAACAACGCAAAGAGAAGATACACTCTTCTTAAACTTATTGCTTGTTTCCACCCACTTTACACCAAATTCAGGATGATCAATAAAATTCTTTGGAGGATTCCAGAGATGTGTAATCACATTCTCTCTGAGCTTGTTATTGATATCATTCAGATGACGGCCAACATTGAAACGTGTAAACTTAGCAATATCAGCTGCCATTTTGCTTTGTAAATAAGATCACTGTTTGATCCATTTTTAAAAACGGATTTTTAGGATTTACATGAAAAGATAAATTAAAAGATGATGCCAATCTGTAACATAAGTATGATGTCTGTAGGATCTCTAGCTGAAAAGCTAAAGAATAATGATATTATTATTCCATCGCATCAACGTATGTTCGTATGGAGTCTTAAACAACAAGAGGTATTTATCCAGTCTTTAATGAATGGGTTTCCATGCCCATCTCTGCTAATGTACGAAGAGGGTCGTAAGGCTCTTTCATTGGAGGATGGTAGTCAACGTCTGCGTACGATTGTTAGGTATACAAATGACCAGTTCGGACTCTCAATGGATGGGTTTCATAACAAAAAGTATTCAGAAATGAATATTTCAGAGAAGAGACAATTTAATGATCGACAGCTAGCTGTAGTAATATACTCAAATGCAGATGAGAAGCAACGTATCGAAATTTTCGACAGATTTCAGAGTGGTTCTCCACTTAAAGCCGGTGAGCGTCTCAATTCGCTATCAAACACTCCACTGGTAGCATTTACCATAAAGACTCTCCTAACACCTGGAGAAGTGTTTTATAAGCGAGCTACCTCAGTATGGGGTGAACGTACAGCAGGCGATGAAGTAAAAGACAAACGCTACGAAGGACTTCTAAATGCAGTAGCAATTATCGCTGGCTGTGCTCACGGTCCTTCAGCTATCAGCAAAAAGTATGAATCTGATATTCGACCTATTCTATATAATTCTATTGATGAAGATAAGGTATTTCGTGTTCTAGATATGCTATTGTCAATTTATGAGGATACAAATCTACATATGGAAAATAGGGGTAAAATCGTAATGAATGCTCAGTGGAAAGTTGGTAATTTTACAGGATATATCATTAATTCTCTGTATAGATATCCAGACGACTGGCCTCGTCTACGCGTAGGATGGATCAACTTTCTAGTAAAATATCGTACAGACAAAAGCGTACTTAAAGAGATTCTTCATCAGAAGTTGTCTTCTGCACGAAGCTGGAGTGAAAATCGATGGAATGACGGTTATAAGAATGTATTTGAAGACGCTAAGCCAGACGGCAGCTATCTTACAGATGATAATTCTGATTCCGACGATACAGATGAGTAATATGTGACTTAATTCACCATTTTTATTCCGCGTTAAAAACGGACATGCCCGAAACTAATTGTCTCGACCTCAATTACACCATGGCAGAACGGATGAGTCTACGTGATTTTCTCGCAGCCAATAAGTCTGATAGCGTATTCACGCATACTGGACTAAAGGGTGGCAAATATTTCATCAAAGACGAAGATCTCCCTAGATTTTATGACCTATATGCAGAGTCCATTCTAGATGGCGATCATCAATACCTTGTAGAGAAGAATACCCAAATCGGGTCTCTACGCGTAGATTTTGATTTCATCTACAAGCCCGATATTACAGCTCACCAACACACTCGTGAGCAAGTTGTGAACTTCTGCAAAGCATATATGGATGCAGTTGGCGAATATGTTCAGCTTCCAGAAAATGTAGAAGTATACGTGATGGAGAAGCGGAAGCCTACACTAGATGTGAAAGGTAATCGCATGAAATCTGGTATCCACATGGTGATCCCCGACGTCTGTACAACCACCATGGTTGAGCAATCTGTTCGCCGCAACCTACTCAAAACTGTATCATCATACTTCCCTGGTCTCCCGCTAAATGAGCCTTGGGATAAAGTATACGATGAAGCAGTCGTAAAGCGGTCCGTTAACTGGATGCTTTATGGCTCACGCAAAGGCGAAGAGAACTCCCGACCATATGAGATCAAATACATCGTAAACTATCAAGGTGGTAATGTTTCTGTAAACACAGCTATCCCTGCTGTGACCCCTGCTTTGATCAAACGCTTGTCTATTCGCCGCCAGGAGGAAGATGAGACTCCGATGACCGAAAAGGGTAAAACAACATATTCTGGAATTCCAGAAGTCAAAATCTCTGGTGGCCGAGCAATTACACCCGCCCGCGGACGCCCAGCTGTTCGTGGTGATAAACCATGCTCTCGTGGTTCTTCACCAACTGGAAGGTTTATTCGTCCTCTCGAAGCAGAGGAAAAGGACTACCTAAAAGATCACGTAATGAATCTAAAACTCGAACGAGCAACTGGTTATACTGAATGGCTACAAGTTGGACTATGTCTACACAACATTCATCCTGATCTGCTCGATGTATTTCTAGATTTCAGTGCCCAATATGAAGAGAAGTTTAATGAGGCAGATTGTATCCAGAAGTGGAACGGAATGACCTTTCGTAATGATGGTGATCGCGTAGGGCTTGGTACTCTACGCTTCTGGTCTCGTACCGATAATCCAGATGGTTATTCGGCAATTGAATCTTCGAATGTAGAACGATTGATCGTCGCCGCATGCTCTGGTACAGAACATGATGTCGCTTCTCTCATCTTCGCAAAGTTCCGTGATTCCTACAAATGCTCTGACTTTGGTAAGAATGTTTGGTACCGTTGGTCTGGTCACATCTGGGCAGAGACTGATTGTGGAATTGATCTTCAGCTAAAACTTTCCAAAGAGATCGCACAAGAGTTCTTTAAGCGTGCTAACCGTCTAGGACTTGAACTAGAAGGCAAAGATTGTTCTACCGAAGGAAAAGGAGATTGTGGCGTTTGCGAATATTGCCAACGCGATGCTCAACGCATGGGCTTCATGAAGATGTATACCAAACTCAAGACTACTACATTCAAAAACAATGTAATGCGTGAGTGCCGAGAGCTGTTCTTTGACGAACAATTCACCAAGAAAGTTGACTCAAATAAGGAACTAATCGCATTCAACAACGGTGTTCTTGATCTGACCACATTCGAATTTCGTAATGGCCTTCCTGAAGATTATATCAGCTTTAGTACTGAAATTGATTATGACTCTGAACGATCTTACTTTGATTATCCCGAATGGCCTGCTATTGAAACATTCATTGCGCAAGTTCTTCCTGATCCCGAAGTTCGTTTGTACTTTCTACGCCATCTAGCTACTTGCTTGATTGGCGGGAACAAGGCACAAAAGTTTCATATTATGACAGGTTCTGGTTCCAACGGCAAATCAATGTTGGTGAATTTGGTTTCTAAAGCTCTCGGACATTATGCGGCAGTTGTTCCGATCTCGCTGTTTACTCAAAAGCGTGGTAAGTCTGGCGCAGCTGCCCCAGAAGTCATTCGACTCAAAGGCCGCCGCTTCGTAACTATGCAGGAGCCTGATGAGAAGATCGCTTTGAATACTGGGCTTATGAAGGAAATCTCATCTTGCGAAAAGATGTATGCTCGTGATCTATTCAAGTCTGGCTGCGAGTTCGAAGTCCAAGCAAAGTTTCATCTAGCTTGTAACGAGAAGCCTGAAATCAATACAACGGATGGCGGTACTTGGCGTCGTTTGGTTGTAGTCAATTATACATCCAAGTTTGTGGACAAGCCTTGCGAACCTAATCATTATCCCATCGATGAAACTATTCAGCACTCGGTTACATCCACAACTTGGGCAACACCATTCTTAAACTTCTTAGTAACAACACTCCGGGAAGGCAATGGGTTCAGTAAGCTACCAACTCCTAATAAAGTTCTGGAGTATACTTCTGAGTATCGTAATGATACGGATGGTATTGCGAAGTTCCTATCAGAGAAGACCGAAGACTTTGTGCCTGGCGATGAAGTGCGACCTGTAATGAAGGCACAACTTCAGTCAGTATTCAAGCAGTGGAAGATCGCAAATGAGAACCTGGCATTATCTGTGTCTGACCTAGTCAAGCGAGTCACAGAGAAGTATGGTAAGTATCCTGGTGGTGGTTGGTCTAATTTTAGGTTGGTTGACTAATGTCTGCGGCGATGCTTGCGAGTACGTCTGCGACGACGACCACCTGCAGGCAAAGAACCAGCAGGAGAAGAAGGAGCACCAGGAGCCACATCTAAAGCCTTTGCTTGCTCAGTAGGCGTTGCTACAGCATCTACAACAGGCTTAGCAAGAGCATCCGCAACTACTGCAGGAGGAGCAGCAGCCGCTACACTAGGCTTCCCCCAAGATAAGGGATTCCACCAGTCGCCACCACCACGCATACGACGACGTCTAGATTGCTTTTTAGTTTGTTTAGCCATTTACTTTAAGAATAGAATTTAACGACGACCAGCTACAGGAACATACTCACGAACATACGGCAACGCAAAGTAAATTACAGCAAATGAAATTAGCAAGTTCATCGTCTGTACAATGACATCGCCGACATTTAACTTAACTGAACCAATCTGTATAACAAGCTTAGAAACGCCACCCTCAGCCGAAGCAAGGGGGGAAAGCAAAGGAAGAAACAGATCACGAGTCAGAGCATTAAAAAAGTTGCTCAGAATTAATCCAACTTGGATAGCCAACGCAAATACTAGTACTTGATTCTCAGGACCAGCCATTTAATTCTTTTGCGTGAAAAGAATAATGGATGTCTCATTTTGGGGACCATCTGGTTGGAGACTTTTACACCTAATTACCTTCACTATAGGGGGGCTCGAAGCAAAGAAAGCTATGCTTAGTACACTAGACGATGTTTTACCTTGTAAATATTGCCGTCAATCTGCTAAACAATTCTTGAAAGAAGATCCTGTAGATAACAATGTTGCTGTCTGGCTATATGACTTTCATGAAAAAGTAAACAATAAGCTTAGAGATCAACACGCAGAAGATCCAAATGTTACCTTACCTGCGAAGACACCGACGTTTGAAAGTGTAGTAAAACACTATCAGAAGGTTCTAAAAAATCGTGAAGAAGATTATCCAGGAAGGGATTTTTTGCTTTCAATCGCCCTAAATTACGACAGAGAAGTTCATAATGAATCCGCACACAAGAAGTTTTGGGGATCTCTCCTAAAGCTATACCCATACTATGAATTCCGTAAACATATGTTTATGCCTGATTTTGAGCATTACTTTCGAGATGTACACAAGATGTTCAAAGATATGGGTTGTAAAAAAACACTTAGCGTAACTCGTAAGACCATTTCCAGTCACAAGAGTGGATGCCATAAAAAACGTGGTGGAAAGACATGTAGAAAATCACGGTTTTGATTTCTTTGCTTGTAGTTCGGTAGCTATACGAACATGTTTCTGTGAATATTTACCATCTCCTTTTTTCTCCTTCGGATCTTTCTTCTTCTCTTTACGAGTCTTGGGATTATCCATCTTATCCATTTTAATGATCCAATATTAAAATAACAAATGACCTGTCCAGTATGCTACGATGATATGGATATGAAAGAGTTTGGAGACGATAAAGAATCTACCGAGACCTGCTTCAAGCTTGAGTGTGGCCATGCATTTCATACGAAATGTATAGTCACGGTACTGTCCAAAACTAATCACCAATGTCCTTCCTGTAACAAGCATAAAACTCCTGAAGAAGAGATGGAACATGCTGGTCTCGTAAAAAAAATGATCATAGAACTTAAAAAAGATGATCGCGTAAAGATTAGTCTAAACGAATATCGCGAATCTAAAGCCGAATACAAAGCACTGATAAAGCAGCTCAATGACGAGGCAAGAGCATGGGTTCGAACTAGAGCAGCAGAACTAAAGATACCTGAACATAAAACTTACTATTTTCGGTCAATAACGTCTGTATTCAGATTAGCAAAGGAAGTAGCATTAGAACGTGGAAATAAGTTTGTTGGAGCTTTAGTTGGGTTTAATCGTTCACGCGATGGTGTGTATGGGCGAGATCTACCAGCTTATAAGCTTATGTTTGGTTATGATCCACCCGGTTGGCGTGATTGGAGGTTGAGACATCCGCGTGTTTATGTACCTCTTTAAATATTCATATTTAAAAATGAACTGGGTTCTACCAATCGTTATGGGAACAACAGCTATTTGCTATATTCATTCCTTTAATCATATCATGAAATTGTATAGAGATTCAGGCTTCACATTAACGTGGTCCGAGTTTCTAGATAAAAACTTAAAAGCTTATTCTTCGACCCAATGAACTATCACGTTCTTGTGACGTTCATTTAGAATTCGAACGTGTTCTTCAGCCTCATTGCTTGTAGAAAAGCAGTATTTGCCGTGACTACAAAATTCGGTCAGGGTTGATTTCCACGAGATGCGATACATCTGAGTCATTTTTTATTGATAACATTCGTGGAAAAACATTTCCGTTTTCATTCCTCTATAACCTCGTAGGTGTAGTGTAGGTTTTCATCCCTGTCCCAGATCACATGCATCTCCAGCAGCTGCTGGACTTTTTCATGCGTCTTGAAGGGACCGGTAAGGTATACTTGGCCAAACCAGTATGGGCCTTGGTCAATCTTTTTAAGGTAGAAGGCCATGGTAGAGTTTCTTACCAATATTCTATAATTGAAAAATCCATTTTTATAAGTGAAACCGCTTCTTAAAATCAGCTACACTTGCCTTGAAGGATGGTTTGTTCCAAAGTACCCATCTAGATAAAGCTCCAGGAGTATCGGGTTGCTGCCAATGTTCTCCCATATGTCCGTGCCGCTTAAGATAACGAGCTCTACGTGTTTTGCCTTCGCGCTTAGATTCTTTGCTAAACAGAATAAAGTCTTTATACCCTTTCTGCCCAAACGGGACCGTCTTCTCTCTTCCTGAGCTTGTCAAAAACACTGCATCATATTTTTTTTCACTCTTGTGCGATGGTTTGATTGCCAATAAACGTAGTTTACGTGTTTTCATTCTTATATTATGCTTCTCCATTTTTTCTGTACAACTCGGATACATTTTATAAACTTTTTCCAATCCGCCTCCCAAACTTCAATAAGATTATAGCCTTTGCTTCGTATAACATTAGCTTTTTCCAAGGTGTCTCCATACAACGAACCGTATTTTACACCTACTCGTGGGTTTATACTCTCTTGGTCATATATTTTTGGATTCCCATGCCAGAAATCACCATGAAATTCAAATATGATATTCAAAGATTTTGAATATCCGTCGGATTTATATCTTGTTCCGGGAATCATAAACTCTCCCATATGTTGTGCATGTTGAATTGTTGTTGAGTATTTAACAGCCATCAACAACAGCCAGTCTACACTTATAGCAGAATAACGATTAGAACATTTAGAACAACCGCTCCCATTTCTATGAAGTAAGGGTAGTATTCTGAATTGCCCATGGACTTTACAAATAACAGTAATATGTGTTGAGGCGTTTTTCCATTCAACGCACGAATAGTCGTATTTTTCACAATGTATCTCTTTAAATTTAGGGTAATATTCGTCGAATGATTTTACCTTAGAAGTGCTTGATATTATCAACCCACATTTAGGGCACCCCTTTCCGCGCAAATGGTTATTAGGGGAAACATTAAATCTCCCATGAACTTTACATATAACTATAAGTTTGATGCATGCAGTCGTATAAACCGACTCAGAGTAATCATATTTATTCTCATGAATTTGGCTTGCCTTATAAGAAAACTCTGAACCACACTTTTTTTTAAGTTCACAATTTCTATTATTTAAACTTCGACCACATTTGCCGCAGCCATATCTTAGATGATTCGAAGGCATCTGTTGAAATTCACCATGAAGTTTGCATACTATAGTTACTTTACTATATGAATTTTTGTAAATTGTATTCGAGTAGTCAAATTGATTTCCCCATATTTCACTCGAGCGCGTTATAAATAATTTAGTACTTAATGGTTTTGTCATATTTTTGAATTATTCAGTTAAAAATACCTGATTTCGTTTTCAGGTCGGAGAGAACGGCGAATAGTTTTTAGTTTCATTTATTAAATGGAAGAGTGGAATGTTTTGGTACGGACCTTAGAAGCAGACCAAGAGAATCCTCGCCAGTTTGAAGAGTTAGCTAAAGCTATTTTTCATACTCTGTGTACACGCAAGATCAAAGACATGCGTAAATTTGAACAACGGCTCGGACCTGACTATGAGAAATTTGTTGAAGATATTCCTTTCCCCGAAGAACAAGTTCAAGATCTCTTGAAGAATGATGAGTTTTTTGAACTAACACTCAAACTCAGAAAAAACTATAAATGTTAATATAAAATGCCAAAGGGTGGATTCTTAAGCGAGATGCTTGCGTCTAAAAATGCGACCAGTGATGTAAATTTTCTCTGGAGATACCTGTACTACATGTATGTTGGTCTCCCTCTCCTCGTAGTATATTTCCTAGTATACCAAGCTGTATGCGTAATGATCGTAAGCAGCCTACAAGGTCTGCTAGGTCTCTCGACTCCCCACTCTCTAAGCCAAGTAAGCGCACTCCACTGGGCTGCGCTCGTGGCGGTAAATTTGGGCTTTGTAGTTGGTTTATATCACTTCAAGGTACTTCCTTACGTATTCATTCCTGTAAAGATGATCACAAGCGTATAAAACGAAAACGAATCCATCTAAAGACTATAGTAATTATATAAAGAATGGGTGACACTATTATTGGAGTTCAATTCGGTATCGCCAACCCTGATGACATTCTGTCACGCAGCGTTGTTGAAGTAAAAACAGATAAAACATACCAAAGCCAACTCCCAGTTCCTGGTGGCGTATTTGATTCCAGATTTGGTGTAACCGATCATGGCAAAGTATGTCCCACATGTAAGCAGACTAATCTGCTTTGTCCCGGTCACTTTGGCCATATCCGTCTGGTACGCCCAGTATACCTATACCAATTCATTGATGTTGTTCAGAAGCTCCTAGTAGTTGTCTGCCTGGCATGCTCTAATCCTTATCTACCCGATGAGGAACTTGAGCGTATCGGCAAACTTGCGAAGGGCGTTGAGCGATTCGATCTGATCCGTGAGGAAACCAAGCATTATAAGACTCATTCTTTGAAAGAGTCACGTGCCTGTGCCCACTGTGGTGCTCGCACTATTGCGAAGGTATCAAAGATCGAGAACTCCGTAGCAGCTCTACAAGCACACACATATGACGAGGAAGCAGAACCCATTCCGCTCCAACCCGAAATTGTACTTCGCTGCTTCCAACGCATTACTGATGATCATGTCACCATGATCGGATTTAATCCCAAGTTCTCTCGTCCTAATTGGATGATATGTACTGTGCTTGCGGTTCCTCCACTGACTGTACGGCCTTCCGTAGTCATGGATGATAACCAACGCATGGAAGATGATCTAACACATAAACTTATTGATATTGTTCGCCAAAACAACAAGCTACGCGAAAAGATTGATAAGGGCGAGAATGCAGATATGATCGATAAGCTTACCGAACTTCTACAGTTTGATGTTGCAACTTATGTAGATAATGATATCAAAGGCCTGTCACCAACAGCCGACCGCTCCGGACGCCCACGCAAGACTCTGAAGTCTCGTTTGGGTGCTAAGACTGGCCGTGTGCGTGGTAATCTGATGGGTAAACGTGTAGACTTCTCTGCTCGGTCTGTTATCACCCCCGACCCCAACATTGATGTTGATGAGCTTGGTGTACCAGAAGAGATCGCAAAGAACTTAACATTCCCTGAGATTGTTACGTCTTTCAATCGTGATCGTCTTATGGCCGCAATTAAGAATGGTCCTGACAAGTACCCAGGTGCCAAGAACGTCTTCAAGAAAGATGAAGGCAAGGCATTTCGTCTAGGGTTCGTAAACCGTGATCTGGATATTCAGGAAGGTGATATTGTTCATCGCCACCTTGTAGATGGAGATGTTGTGCTATTCAATCGCCAACCATCCCTTCACAAGGCCTCTATGATGTGTCACCGCGTCCGTGTACTTCCTTACTCAACTTTTCGGTTGAATGTTAGTGCTACCAAGCCGTACAACGCTGATTTTGATGGCGATGAAATGAACATGCATGTTCCCCAAAGCATCGCATCAGCAACCGAGCTACGCATTATCGCAACACTACTTCGCCAGATCGTTTCACCACGTACTTGCGAACCTATCATTTCAGTATTTCAAGATACTCTGACTGGTGCCTATCGCATCTCTCAACCTGATGTCGTAATCCCCGAACATATTGCTATGAACATTCTAGCAAGGAGTAAGCGGTCTATTGCCGAGTTCAAACGTCTCGATCTACCAATGTCCGGTACAGACGTCGTATCTCATTCCTTCCCGTTGATGAACTTCAATGGAAATGTTCGGATTGAGAACGGCAAGCTTACCAAAGGTGTTCTAAATGATCGCTCGCTTAAGGGTGCATCCAAAGGCATTGTACATACAATCTACAATGAGTTTGGCCCAGAACGTTGTGGTGAGTTCATCAACTCACTCCAGAATATTGTTACGAAGTATAACCTATTCTCCGGGTTCTCAACAGGTCCTTCTGACCTGGTAGCATCTGCCGAAGCATACACAAATATCGAAGAAGCAATGAAAAAGAGTAAACAAAAGATCTCTGATGTAATGTCCAGCGTTCATGCTGGTCGCTTCATCAATCTGTCTGGTCGTGCCGATGGTGAAGAACTTGAAAACAATATTCGGTCTGCTATTGGTGAAATGAATAGCGGAATCAATGAACTGGTAGTAAAGGATCTCTCTGCTGGAAATCGCATGATCATTATGTCCGACAAGGGAGCAAACTCCAAAGGCAAAGCTGACCCAAATTTGATGCAGATGATTGCTACACTTGGTCAACAATATGTTGATGGTAAGCGTATCAAGTACTCCATGGACAATCGTACACTCCCTCACTTCCCAAAATATGATGATGGTCTAGAATCTCGCGGATTTGTCGAGAACTCGTTCATTTCTGGTATTCGTCCAGCTGAGTTCTTCTTCCATGCTATGGGTGGTCGCGAAGGTCTGATTGATACTGCAGTAAAGACTTCAGATACTGGCTATATCCAACGTCGCCTAGTAAAGCTGATGGAAGATATCCACGTAGAGCAGGATGGAACTGTACGCGATATTAACGGTTCAATTGTTCAGTTCCTATATGGTGAGGATGGCATTGATGCTACTGGGATTGAAAAGCAAGAATGTGAGATTGGTACACTAAGTATGGAACAACTCTATGCTATGTTTGCCGCTACAAAGGAAGACTTCAAGGCAGTATCACCTAATACTGGCGATTCTCCAAATGATATGGTTGATCAGATCCTAAATGATCGTGATATGTTTGTAGTTCGTGTCATAAAGTTCACTAATAAGACCGATGTTCATGTACCAGTACATCTTGGACGTCTTGTAGAGAAGTATCGCAACCCATTTCTTCTAAAAACTGATCTGACTCCTGAATATGTTGTTGATGAGCTTGATAGACTTTGTAATACTCCTTATATGGCGGATAACAAGCTATTCCATTGCCTGCTTCGTTATAACTTAGCCCCTAAAAAGTCAATCATTGTTCATCGCTTTACAGTTGCTCTATTTGATGAGCTAATCCGCGACATCAAGTACAAATACAAGAAGGCACTTGTACATCCTGGTGAAATGGTTGGACCTCTTGCTGCTCAATCCATTGGTGAACCTACAACTCAGCTAACTCTGAACACTTTTCACCAAGCTGGCACTGCAAAGGCAAATGCAACCCAAGGTGTTCCTCGCATTCAAGAGCTACTATCCGTATCGCAAAATCCGAAGAATCCATCCAACGTAATCTATCTCATGCCCAAGATGGCCGATCACCAAGGATCTATCTCAAGCATGAAAGAAATCCAAAAGACGACTCTACGAGATATCACCAAATCAGTACGAATCTACTATGATCCTAACCCACTTTCATCAAATACCATTGTTCAGGAAGATCGTGAAATTCTCTTATCCTACGAGAAGTTTAGCGTAACTCATGGCCAAACATGTACATCTCCTTGGATCATTCGGTTAGAGTTTGATCCCGAACAAATGCTTGCAAGAAATATTCTAGATATGACCAAGATTCGTACCAAGATTGAAAGCAATAAAGTACTTCGTGTATTTGAATGCGTTCATCCAGATACCAACACTACTGGAAAGCTTGTTATGCGTATTACATTTGGTAATGATGTTGTAAAGAATGCTCTATCTTTACGTTTCATTGAAGATAAGCTGCTTGATACAACATTGACTGGTATTGATGGTATTGGCCGCGTATTTCCTCGTGAGAAGAAAGATGAACTAATCTTCGATGAGCGAACTGGTGGTTATGTTTCTAATCCTCAGTGGGTTCTTGATTCAGAGGGTACCAATCTGCTTGACCTCTTCGTATTCCCCAACGTTGACCCAACTCGTACATTCTCAAATGACATCCATGAAATCCTAGATGTGTTCGGTATTGAAGCCGCACGTATGGCTTTGTATGAAGAAATGATGGAAGTATTTGGTGCTGGATCTATCAACTATCGTCATCCTTGCTTGCTAGTTGACGCTATGACCTACCATGGTTACCTAATCGCAATTGATCGGTTTGGAATGAATAAGCTAGAAAATGGTGTTCTAGCTAAATCCTCGTTTGAGATGACTTCTAAAGTTCTCTTTGATGCAGCAGTAGCAGGCGAGTTTGATTCTATGCGTGGTGTATCAGCCAATATCATGTTTGGTCAGAAACCTCCATGTGGTACTGGATTTGTAGATATTCTTGTAGATGAGTCTCGCATGCCAGAAGGACATGAAGAACATGATCTGTTTGATTCAGAGCTGGCACATGCGAATGCTCTGGTAGACCAAGAAGATCAAAAAGATCAGAAAGATGGTCAATGTCGTATGGATGATATCCTGATGAGTTGGTAAGTTTAGACATACCATGAATGTATACAATAAAAATGGAGCCTAAATATGATTCAGTAGTATCAAGTGTAATCTCTGCTTTCCAGAAACGAGCAGAGATTGGACAAACAAAATATGGAAAAACATTGGATCGTAATGACCTAACGTTTTTACAGTGGATTCAACATGCTCAAGAAGAGCTTATGGACGGTATTCTGTATCTAGAGAAAATTAAAACACTAGTTGCTGTAAGCGAGGCCTCCCATACCTGACATTACACGAAGCACGTTATAGTTAATGGCATACACACGCACATCCCAGTCATTGTATGCGTCATTGGTAGAGTTTGCGTTGTTAAAGTCATAAGTACCAGTTTCCAAGCCAGCCATGTTCATCACGATGGTAGCTGTGTCAATGCGTGAGAAGTTGCAGGTTCCAGATGGTTGGTGCTCTTCAGGGCGTAAAGCAAACGAGTAAGTGTATACACTCTTTGAATAATTTGGGTCAAGTAATCCAGAATGGTGTTGAAAAGACTGAACCTTGTTGTAGTAGTCACCAAAGCGGCGATCCAGACGATCCTGCCCATTAATTTGTAGCCACTGGTCAAACACAGGATCAATATCATATGTGAAGGGCTGTAGACGAGTTGCAGGAGTATTAAGGGCTGCTGCAAGTCTACAATCTGTATAAGCAGAAGGCTGGACCACCCAGATGAGCTCCTTTACGGGGTGGTTAAATGTCAAATCAATGCGGTTATTAGCCCCAACAATACCCTTATCTTCATTATACTGTGTCTGCTCAATTAGGTACTCGTGGCTCGCCTGTGCCATACGGCGACGCTCCTCGGTATCAAGGTAGATGTAGTCAATGTACAGAGCAGCTTGAATTGCCGAAGGAACATTAATGCCAGTTCCCGTAAAGTCTCCAGCAATAAGCTGTGGCTCATTCCAGAGTACATTGATCTTTACCTCGTGGTATTGTAGGGCAATTAGGGGTAGAGCTGCTCCCGGGTTGCGAGTAAAGAAGAAGGGAAGAGGAATGTAAAGAACATTCTGCTTACGCTGACGACCATCGGGAGCACATCCAACACTGTAATTGAGAGTTGCTGCACCAGTAGCAACGCCCATAGAAAGCATATTCGTGAGCTTAGAGCGGCCATCAACGGGAAGCGTTAGCTGAGACCAAAGAACCATAAACTCAGAGTACATGCGATCAATGATCTGACCACCAATGTCCAGTTCTACATACTTGATCAGATTATATCCAAGAAACCCGTTGTCATTGTTCCAAAGGTAATCTACGGGGGTAGGACCTGATGTCTGCTTGGGTAGAACAACCTCAACATACGTCGAGTATAGGAGATCAGCGTGGCGGCCTACAAGGGCAGTCTGCTTGGTACCCCACTGGATCTGACCAGAAAAGTTAATGCGAAAAGGCTCCATCGCAAAGTTAGTGTGACGCTTGAAGAGACCCTTCCAGAACGTGATCTGCGGATTACCAGAAATATAAGCATCCTGAGCACCATAAGCGACTAATTGAAGAAGTCCGCCACCCATTTGTCTTTATATGTTAGTTATACTCATTTTTTCTAACGACGACGGCTGTGGTGGCGACGACGGCGAGTCTTGCGGCGTCCACC